CGTCAACGCTTGCGATTGCTTCTTTCATCTCTGCGGGGAAACTGCTAGAAATAACTTTATTCATTCCCTCGCTACTGATTGCCCAGAACTGGGACTTGTGTTGAATCTTGTTCATTTGTTTGTTTTTGTTTATTCTTCTTGATTGTTTGGCTCTATCACCTGCGCTTGGTCGTTAGGCGTGAACATGACTAGCTCTCGCTCGTCGATCTGAACGCCAAACTCATCTTGTATCTGTGCAATCTTAAGTTTGCGCTTTACAGCTTCCATTGCGCGGTTGTTTAAGTGGTCGTCGTAGGTTCTGCCCTCTGCTTCTAGTAAGTCAGACATGTTTTCCTTGCCTAATCTGAATCCTTCCATCATCATTTTGGACTCTCTGCCGTCATCGACTGATAGCCTCGGCGGGCGTGTAAACTCCCACGCAAAAGGGTTTTCAAGATCTGGCAATGCGCCTTGCTTGTTGGCGAACGAGTAGGCGTAGGTGATTACCCTCGTAGCCCATGCGTTAAGCCTCTTTTGTCTGGAAATGATTGCTTTCCTTGCTCTGAGTATCTCGCCGCGCTCTGCCGTTCCTTGTCCTGTAGGCTTCCATGTCAGCGAGTAAGACCACCTAGCGCCAGATACAAATGATCTAATCATTCGGTCATGGAAGCTAGAGAAGGAGTCGCCCCCTGCCTCGTGACGTAGCTGTGTAATCTTGTTGCCGTTGCCTGCTTGAGCATACCAGACTTGCGGTGAAATCTCTTGCGTTGTCAGCCCGTCAGCGGTTGCAGGTGTGCCGAGGATATCGTTTCTTGGGTCGCCTAGTTCTGGACCTCCTGTATCATTCTCTACAAATAGACCGATACTTGACATTATTAACTGTCTGCTGCGCTCGTATTCTGTAGATTGTAAAATATGCTTTAAATCTTCAAGTGCGTGCGATGCCACAGGAAGACCGCGCCGACCGTCTGAAAGTGTCGGATCAAAGCTGTGAATTATGCTAGCGGCGTCTATATCCTTATAGTCTGCCTGACCTTGTCCTGTGCTTACACGGTATGCAAGCGGCTTGTCGTTGTCGTCGTAGATGATGCCGTAGATGATGCGCCGCCCCTTGTGAGGTCCACTATTGACCGTGCATTGCTCGCCGTATTTCTTGTCTGCGTCTTTAGTGCGGACTGCGTGCGCGGGAATGTTCTTGATCCTTGGAAACTTGCCGGTTTCGTCTGTGGTCAGTAGCGTGAAGTGGTCGCCCCTTACGTCAATCTCGTAGCTGACCGACTCCAGATTTTCCCACCAATCCCAAGACTGACCGCGAAGGTCTAGAGATTTAAAGAATGAGTTTGTAAGCCATGACTCCACCTCGCCCCCCTGCTCTCTGTCTTCGCCCTTGTAGGTTGGCAACCATGCAACGCCGACCGAGTAAGAAGCCTTCTGATCGACTACAGACTTGAACGGTCCCATGTTTAGGAATAGCCGCTGTGATAGCGCTACCACTACATCTCTGTCTCTCTCAGAGATAAGATCATCTAAAGATTTGTTTTGAAGCTGGAACTGTGGTCCTCTGTATCTAGACTGAGAGGATCCGTGAATCAGCTTGTTGGTGCTTGTAACCGGGTTTGAGTTGGCGTCGAGGATCATTAGAATATTGGGCGTGTTCTGGTTGTTGCTACTGCGTTATTATCATACATCTTGACCACTAGAGAAAGGATCTCTAGCCTGTCGTGATTTGAAATGGTTCTGTTTCCAGACATGCTTTGACCGTTTACCGTACTGCTTGTTAACTCAAACGACTTTGAAGGGTCTATGGCAATTGATAATGCCAGCGCTTTCTGCTCTGTTCTAATCTGCACTTCCGCCGCTTTGTCTGTGGCTAATGCTGTATAGATTGATCTCGCCGTGTTGAATATCGAAGTCACGAAAGCTATCACCGCGCACAGTTGTCCGAATGTCAAACAATGCTTCATGTGCTAGTCTCCAAAGATTCCCCAAACAAGAGCGGCGGCAACATTGTATACCTCGCAATCCCATAGGTGGTTCTGCCTGCTCTTTTGTTCCCAGTAACCAACTATGTTTTTACTTTTTCCGTGTGGTCCTTCTTTCCGCACTTCTGCTCGCATGTGGTTTCTGTAAACCTTGGAAACATCGGGTGCTATAGTCCACTCCAGACCGCCCCCGTTCATCAGACGCCACAACACGTCCTTGATCGGGTTGGTTGCGATCTCGATGTAACGGCATCGCGAACCGTCATCTCCTACCGTGTATTTCGTCCGTGAATATAACCGTTCTTCTACAGCACCACCCTTTATAGGGTGCTGATAGCTTCTTACCTGTCCGTTACCACGTATTCCCCACCAGCCATTTCTTGCACACAGTTCAGCCGTCTTAGACCACTCAAAACCGATATCAACGAATACATGATGATTTTCTACGCCGTATTGCTCCTGTAGCTCTCTCATGCGAACCTCGTCGCTTGTTGATGGAATGTAACCCTCCCATAGAAGCTCGCTTGACTTACCGCCGCTCCATGCCCTGATAGCGCCCCAGAAATGATCGCCGCCTTTGTCGCAGGTAAAGAACCGCACACTCTCGTCTGGTATCTTCTCTTTCGGGTCACGGTCTTTGATTGCTGAGTGTGAAACCTTCATTTCGTTTCTTTCGATGCCGAGGTCGTCGCTCCACGGGATGCAGTCGTCAGCCTGTAGCATTTGACGGTATGCGGTAACGTCTCCAAGGTCTAGCTTGCGCTTGGCTTCGAGCAGTTTTAAAACGTAGTTTTTCCAAGGAATCCACCAGATGCCCAGACGATGCATTCTAAAGCCTCTGTGATCATCTAAGCCCGTATCACTCTCCGCGATGTATTCCGCGCTGTTGGTTAAGTCTCGGCGCTCCTGTGGTGTGTCCTTGTAGACCTCGCCGCACAATGGACAAACAACTCTCGCCGTATCTGCTGTGGCTTGAAAATCTATGCCGTCTCCGATCTTGGCAACGTCATAGGCTACAATAGACCTATCGTATTTAACAAAGTCGCCGCATCCTCGGCACTTAAACGACCACGACGCCTTGTCTGTTTTGTTCCACTCCACATCTAGGTCATCCTCTGTGTAGCCCGCTTGAGAGACCAGAAATACCTTCCTGTTCCATCGGTCATGATGCCTCTTCATGAAGTAACCAACCAGTCCAGCCTTCCATTGCCATACCTCATCGGCGTAGAGGTAGCGGCAAGACTTTTCCTGAAAACTGGAAATATTAGCGCCGCTAGCGACAAGCGGCATATGTGGGAATAGAATTTCTGTTGACCTCGACTTGTGCCTATCAGATGACCACAACTTGTCAATGTGCTTGCAACTCTTTAGTGCTGGAATGAGTCTTGTCTCTGCCCAAAACTTCGCTGTTGCGTCTGTCTGCGATGCGTAAAGAAAGCTACCAGGATTCTCTGAAACCACCCAAGGTATATAACCCTCCGCCATTGTTGATTTACCGCAACCTGTCGGAGCCATGAAGACAATGTTTCGAGTCCGTGCGTCTGCTCCACACTCCATCGGGGCGCGTAGCCATGGTGTCTGTTTGATGTCAAATCGACTAGACCTTTCCGAGCCTTGAAGCTGGACGTTTTTACTTGCCCAGTCTGGTGGGCTTAGTTTTGATGGTGGTCTTATCCCTAGTCTGAATGCGTCGCTCATCGTCTTTCTTGGTTTTGAATATGTTGTCGTAGTTGCTACGGAACTTTTCCAAGTCCGCTCCTTTTCTTAGCTTGTCTCCTTTTCCTGCGCTCATGGTCTTTCTTTTCCTTTCCAAAATTCACTTTGTTTCTCGGCTAGCATTGCGGCAATCTCTGCCCACCTTTTAGCCATTACCTCCTGCATGTCTGGTTCTGATAAGCCCGTTAGCTCTGGCGCCCAGTCATTCACGATCTTTGCACCTGCCGCACCTACAGCCGCGCCTATCCTAGTGTCGCGCTCGTTGATCTCATCAAGAGGTATTAGCTTGCCTTGTTCTTTTTCAACCTTAATCGTCTTCTGCAATAGCGTCGCTTTTGAGTCTAGGATCTTTAGGTCGTCAATGTTGGTTGCCCTCATTCCCGCCGCTCGAATCTGGTCAACGGTCATCCCCTCGTCAATCGAGTTAACGGCACCCTTTGAAAGCTCGGCACCAGGTTTAATCCTGTGTCGTTTTTTAGCCAGTTCAGCTTTTACAATTTTGTCGTCATAGACGTTCAAGCCCTTTGAAGACAGCTTCTTAACGACATCAATCGTAATCCCGTGATGCTTTGCAATCTCTCTGTGTGTCCTTGCCATTTTAGTATTTGTTGCGTCTCAATAAGGGTGCGGTAAATGCAAGTTGGTTGCATAAAAAAGTATTGGGAGACTGT